CTAGGCCCGGCGGGTGATCCAGCGGATGCGGCCCACGATCCGCACCTGCTCCTCTGGCACCTGATACTCGCCGTGAAGCGGGTTGTCCGACTTGATCCGCACCTGACGAGGCTCGCTGCCGGGGATGCGCTCAACCCGCTTGCAGACGAGGGCGTCGCCATCCCAAACGGCGAAGATGCCAGGCAGACCGATGCGCGAGTCGTTCATGTCGATCAGCACGAAGTCGCCGCTCGACAGCGTGGGCTCCATGCTGTCGCCGATCACCTCCTGAACGGTGGCGTTGCCGGGCGACATGCCGAGCTGATCAACGACCAGGAAGCGGGGGTAGGGCCACTCGCGTTTGGTGGTCTCGGCTCCGACATAGAAGCCGTCCCCGGCCGATAGGCGCACATCGTATTCTGGAAGCATGACGACGTTAGATAAGTCGGCGTGTGCGTCAGTTTCGGGCGGAAGGTCAGCTTCCTCGGGCTCGAAATACGAGAGCGGCTTGCCAAGGATCCGCCGGATGGCGTTGCGGTGCGTGGGCCAGCTCTTCAGCTTGCCGTTTTCTATGTCCGAAATGACCGATTGCACGACGCCGAGCGCCTTGCCGAGCTCGCCCTGTGTTAGGCCGCGCTCTTTGCGGGCGGCCTTCACCCGTTCGCCGATAGTGTCCATGGGCCTTGTATGGCCGATACGGTATCGGTCCGCGTCCGATAAATCGGACCTTGCGATTATCGTCACATCCGATATTATCGGAGTATGTCCGATAATGTCATCGACCACCTGACAGCGCCCGAGCGCTTCCGCACCCAAACCCGGTTGGCTGAGGCTGCTGGGGTTCGCCCCCATACCATCAGCGAGAAGCGGCGCAGCAACGCTCTCACTCACGTTCAGATGCGACGCATCCTCGAGGTCGCGCCTGACATGGGCGTCAAAGTCGGCCCCCAGGACTTCTTTCCCGAGTTCAGCCCGAAGAAGCGGTCCTGACGTCATGAGCCGGGTGGCTTCAGACACTCCGGGCCTTGGCCCGGTATTGAAGTGCGCAGCGGATCAGCAGTTCACGCTGCCGCTTCTTCCTCGCGGTCTGTGCCTGAGCCTCGGCTTCATGGGCGAGGGCCATCCAATCGATCCGGCTTTCCCGCTGGATCGGCTCATAGCTCGCGATGCGGGCGACGAAATCAACGAACACCACCACGCCGCCCGAAGCGGCCTCTGCCTGCCTGTCCATGAGGCCACCTTCGCCGTTCGGCGGGCAAGCGTCACGCGGACAGCAAACCAGAACAACCGGAGAACGCCGCAATGAACAGTCGCCACCACGCCCGCCTTGCGCGCCAGTTGATCGACGCCTGCGGAGGTCTGGACGAGGCCGTCCGTGAGTGCCGCGTCGGCAAGTCTGCCCTGTCGGATTACCAGAACCCGCACATCACCGCCTTCATGCCGGCCGACGTGATCGCCGATCTGGAAGCCTACTGCGGTCAGGCGATCTACAGCGGCGCCATCGCGGCCGAACGGCCCACGGCGCCGTCAGATTGCGCCCTGGCTGAGACCCATGAGGCGGTGCAGGCGGCGGCCGCGCTTCTGCCGCTGGCGATGAAGTTGGCGACGGGATGCCCGAAGGCCAAGGCTGCGTTTGACGACGCCGTAGCGAAGTTCATGGCCGAGGCCCGCGACGTCCAGGCCATCGCCGACAGCAACGTCACCCCGATGAAGGGGGCTGCGTGATGCGCATCCACATCCTGTCCCACTTCTTCCGGCCCGACCCTGTAGCCCGCGCGCTCACCAACCTGGAGGACGCCCGCCAGAACTTCGCTGAGGCCTACCACGAACACCGCATCGCCACCGACCGCCAGGACTCCCGCCGCATGGGCATGTCCGCCGCCGTCCTTCGCGAAGCCAACAAGCGCCTGATCCGTGCAGAGCGGGCCTATGAACAGGTGCAGCCATGACCGCCCCCGAAGTGCCGGAGACTGAGGTCTGGAAGGGGAGCCGGAAACAGCGCGAAGCCCTGCGCCAGAAGTTCGGAGGGCGCTGCGCCTACTGCGGCTGCGACCTGTCTGGCGGGCTTCACTGCGACCACATGGAGCCGGTGATTCGCTACACCCCGTCCGTCTGGGACCCCAGCGCGCCTAAGGGCGTCCAGATGGTCAAGCCCGAGCGGAACACTGTTTCCAACATGATGCCCGCCTGTAAGGCCTGCAACCTGCACAAGGGGGGCTACTCGCTCGAAAGCTGGCGCACCTACCTACAGCGGTCGGCTGAGATTGTCCGCAAGCAGACCTCGACTTTTCGGGCTGGTGAACGGTTCGGCGTGATCACCGTCTCTGACGCGCCAATCGTCTTCTATTTTGAGCGTCAAGCCGCCTCCCAATCCGCTGGGGGTGACGCATGAGCCGCCTCGGCCCCGAAGACCTATTGCACCTGTCGGTCGCCCGCTTCCTCAAGATCGCAGCCCCGGCCCTGACGTGGTGGCACACGCCAAACGGCGGCTCCCGCCACCCCGGAGAGGCCCGCAAGCTCAAGGACATGGGCACCCGCCCCGGCGTGGCTGACCTGTCCTTCGTCCTGCCGGGCGGTCGTGCCGCCTTCATCGAACTCAAGGCCCCCAAGGGCCGCCAGTCCCCTGAGCAGAAAGCCTTTGAGGCCGACTGCGCCACCAACAACGCCCCCTACGCCGTCTGCCGATCGATTGAAGAGGTCGCCGAGACCCTTCGCGGCTGGGGCGTCCAACTGAGAGCGAGATCACCGGAATGAACGCCAGACCTTGGACACGCGCAGAAACCGATATGGCGACCTCCCTATGGAAGGAGGGTCTCAGCGCCACCGAGATCGGCCGCGTCATCAGCAAGAAGTTCTCGTTCAAGAGAAGCCGGAACTCCGTGATTGGTCGCCTCTACCGGATGGGATATGTCAAGACCGAAGCCGAGAAGCTTGAAGTCTGGAGCCGACGCAGCGCCGAGGTTGCGGGCATCAAGGAGAAGAAGGGCAAATATCCCCGCGTCAAGCCTGAGACGACAGACCGGGCGAGGGGTCTTCCCATAGCGGAGAAGCAGGCTGCTGTTCGGTCCTATGGCGGTCCGGCGGCCTATGTTGAAGCCGGCGCGGGCATCGAAAGCCTGTCGTCGCGCCCGTTCCAAGATCGCCGCTTAGGTGAGTGCGCATGGCCGCTGGGTGATCGGGCGCTTCTGTCCTGTTGCAACCCCGTCGCTGACGGGGAGGGATTCGGTTCCAGATACTGCCCAGGTCATCTGAGGGCGCTTCTATCGCCGGTTCAGCCCAAGGCCGCCAAGCCGTCCGACTACGTTCGGGCGGGCGTCAAAAAAGCTGCCCCGCGCTCGACCTGGGACAGCGGGAGGATGGCGGCATGAGACGCCTGCGCAACTCCTGCTCCGCCTCGGATCGCGTCGTTCGGTCCCATCAGATCGTAAGCGAGGCCTCCAACGAGTTGCACGACGGAACGCTCGGTGGCGGCGTCCGAGCGCTTTGCTTCGCAGCATCGACCCGACTGGCGCTGGAGATCGGTCGAGAGCGGGCGGGAGAGTTTTTCGAGATGTTGGCGGGCGTTTCTCGCGAAGTGGGGAAGTCAGAAGAATGAGCCGCATGGACTGGCACCCCCGCTATCACCGCGCCTTTCTTGAGGGAACGCAGCGCCTCTCGCCGGAAGAGCGCGGCTGCTACACGACCGTCCTCGACCTGATCTACGACCGTGGCGGTCCGATCCCCGACGATGCTCGTTGGCTCGCCGGGTGGATGAATTGCTCTGTTCGAAAGTGGATGGCGATCCGATCCGTTCTCATCGCGAGCGGAAAAATCACTGTCGAGGGCGAGGGTGTTGAGGCTGTCATTCGCAACGAAAGAGCCGATCTCGAGCTCGACTCACAGTCGGCCCGACGCCGAACCAACGCTGAGTCAGGCTCGAGTGGGGGTCGAAAATCGGCTGAAAAAAGAGCGAAAGCCAAAGAAAACAACAACAAAGGTCAAGCGACCGCTCAAGCGAAACTCAAGCTAAAGACAGAGACAGAGACAGTTAGTTCCGTAGATAAATCTACGGACGCGGTTCGCGTCGTGGTCGATCACGACAAAGACGCCTGGGATCAGGCCGTTTCGATCCTCACCGACCGTAGCGCGCTCCAAGAACGACAGGCCCGGGCGCTGTTCGGGCGATTGCTGTCAGCCAACGGCCTGGAGGCGAGGGACATGCTTCCTTCGCTGGCCTCGGCGCTCGTCAACCAGACTCAGGACCCGGCGGCCTATCTGACCAAGGCGGCTGAGAGCATAGCCAAGCGACGGCACGGCCCGGTCCGAGAGCGGAGGGTGTCGTGGGTCTGACTGCGACGCAGAAGGCCGGCCACGCGGGCGTCGAGATCAGGCGGGCAGCGGACTACCGGACGCCGTGCCCGCAGTGCTCGCCAAACCGGAAAAAGAAGAAGGACCCGTGCCTTCACGTGACGATCAAAAACGATGCGGTGCTGGTGAACTGCCACCACTGCGGATGGGGCGAAGGATATTTCAACGATGCTGGCGGAACTGGAAAAACGCGGACTGGATATCGAGCTGTGCAGCCGCCTCGGACTCGTCGCTGGTGGTGACAAGCTGACGATCGAGTTCCGGCGCAACGGCGAGGTGGTTCGGCGTAAATACCGGACCTTCGGGGCCGGAAAGAAGTTCTGGCAGGACAAGGGCGGTGTCCGCTGCCTCTGGAACGAGGATGCCCTGCGCGAGCATCCGCGCGGCCCGGTCGTGATCACGGAGGGCGAGCTGGACGCCGTCGCTGCGATCCAGGCCGGATACCATCGCACGGTGTCGGTGCCGGATGGCGCGCCGCCCCCTGGCGAGCGCGGAGCAGCCGATTTGGCGGAAGGATCGAAGTACGCTTGGCTGGATGATGTGGCCGACTTGCTGACGCGGGAGAAGGCCCCCGAGATCATCATCGCCGCTGACGGCGACGAGAACGGCGCCGCCCTGCTGCAGGACCTGTCGGTGCTGCTTGGTCGTTTCCGCTGCAAGTTCCTGACCTATCCGAAGGCGCGCGATCCAGAAGCGCGAGGCAGAGACCGCCTGAAGGACCTGAACGAGGTTCTTGAGGACTACGGGGCCAAGGGCGTTCAACAGACCATCGACCGCGCTGAGTGGATCAGGGTGGATGGCGTCTATCGCATGAGTCAGCTGCCGCCGCTGCCGCCGCAGGTGCTGTATGAGCCGCGCTTCACCCTCTTCCGTGAGAACTTCAAGCTGCGGCTGGGTGACTTCTCGGTGTGGACCGGCACGCCGGGCTTCGGCAAGACCACCTTCGTCAACGACCTGTTCTGCGGCATCGCGCAAGACCACGACCTGACGATTGCTTGGGCTTCGTTCGAGCAAGAGCCGCAGCGGGACCACAGGCGCAACCTGCGCAGTTGGTTCTGCTCGACCCCGGAATATCAGCTGGATGCGGACCAACTAAGGACGGCTGACCGCTGGATCGATGAGCGACACGTCCTGCTGGTCCCCGGCGAGGACGACGACGCATCCCTCGAATGGCTGCTGGACAAGATGGAGGTGGCTGCGGTGCGCTTCGGCGCCAGCATCTTCGTCATCGACCCATGGAACGAGATCGAACACGCCCGAGAGCGCGACGAAACCGAGACCGAATACATCGGCCGGGCGATCCGCCGCCTGAAGCGCTTCGCCAAGGCCTTCCGGGTCCATGTCGCTGTGATCGCGCACCCGACTAAGAGCGTCAAAGACGCGGACGGCAAATACAAGATGCCGACGCTCTACGACATCAACGGCTCGGCCAACTGGTACAACAAGGCGGATATCGGCGTGATCGTCCACCGGGATAACCCGGACGATACGATCATCAAGGTTCAGAAGTCCCGCTACCACGAAATCATCGGGCGCCCCGGCGAGGTCATCATGCAGTTCTGCAAGGATGATCGGCGGTTCCGCGAGAAGGAGCGGCTGTCATGACCATCCTCCATCACAACCTGACGCGCACCCTCTACCCGGTCTTCTGCGACCTGGTGCTGAGAGCCAACGGATCAGGACACCTGACGCCAGCCAAGGCGGGCCAGATGGCCAGCAAGCCCACGGCCCAAGCGGTCGAAGCGATCATCGAAGAACTGAAGCGGACCATCCGCGTGGAAGAGGGGAGGGCGAAAACCCATGGCGGATAAAGAGCTGATCCCGGCGCCGGACCTGACGCGGCACGACTTCATCGTTACGCCGGCCGATATTGCGCGGGCGTCCCCGCACGCCGAGGCCCGCTGGTACATCGCCCGCACGAACCCGAACTGTGAGTTCAGGGCCATGATCGGCCTGAGCGATCGAGCGATCCCAACGTATGCACCCTGCGAAATCCGCTACCGGGGCCGCGGGGCCGCCCGCCGCAAGGTGCGCCACCCCATCCTGGTCGGGTACGTTTTCGTGCTTCTGGAGCCCGGTCGGAGCTTCTGGGAAATCCGTCGTGTGGATGGCATCGCAGAGATGCTCTACGGCCAGAATGGAGACCCGGCGCCCGTTCCGCACGGAGAGGTCTCTCGCTTCGCCAAGAAGGAGGCGGACGGCAAGTTCGACCACACCCGAGACGCGAAGGCGGCCAAGCAGGAAGTCGCCAAGCTTAAGGCCAACCTTGCCGATCTGCAGGCTATGGGGTGGGAGGCTGCCGCCGATCTGGTCATGTCCATTCTCGACCCTCCGGTCACGTACGACGAGGCCGCTTGATCCCCGGAAAGAGGGGCGGGAGAACAAAACGTGACCTTCTGGTCGAATCCTATCTATGGTGACCGCATGATGACGCCAGAATCTCCGTGTCGCTTGCATCTAAGTTCAGACGATGTCGCCCTCATGCAGGCAGATTTCTCCCTGAACTCGCTGCTCCACCTAGACGGACTTCTCGACGACCTTCCGGTGTCGGCAAGATTGGTTTCTGTTCTTGCGCGCTACGACGTTTCCACGAGGCAGGAAGAAAAGGTGCGCTGCGCAAAATGTCATGCGGCGCGCCATCATCGCGGCTTTCACGTCCAGACCAGCCTTGGTCCGGCGCTTATCGGCCGTGACTGCGGGCGCGGTTCTTTCGGTCTGGATTGGGACAAGGAGGAGCAACGATTCGAGTTCGGCGTTGCTCGGCAAGCGGCGCTAATGCGGATGGATGCGGCGTATCCATTGTTAGCGGACCTGATCGCTGCTGCTGTCGGTGTGAAGGCGGGCGTGGTGCGGTTGGAGAGCTATGTAGCCCATCTGAGGGGCCATCACGGCAAGCTGAGCCAGGCCATCGCTAAAGCGCTTCGGGAGAATTCTGGCGGGCTGTATTTCCCGGTGGCTGTACGGGATAGGGGCGCGGAAGAAGCAAATGCTCGCAACCAAGCTTGGTCTCTGGTTGATGACGTCGAGAACGCTTCTGGGCCAGAGGCGAGAAAGGCTGCGCGAAAGAAGCTGGACCGTTGGATTGATGCGCACGGTGTGATCACGCGGACAGAGTTCAAGTTGGCCGGAGTTCTTCGCGGAGGGAGGTGCCTGACCGAGATCGATGGCCTGGGCGAAGACTTCTCAAATGCTGTGCTCAATGCGGAAGCGCTGGCCCGCCGATTAAGGGAAGGGCCGGTCGAGCCGGCTTCGTTCATCGAGGCTATCCGCGAGCTTGGTCACGCGTATGAACAGGTTGTCGATTTGAACGCTCAGCTTGACGAGTTCACAGGACCTGCCAACAGGCAGGTAGTGGCGGCCTGGTCACGTGGAGCTTCCATCCCTGGCGTACTGGATGCGCCTGCGCCCTGGGCTTCAGGCGTAGTGGAGCTGACCGAACGCCTTTGGGGGATCGTCGGGCGAGCCTGACACACGATGTTGGGCGTTTCTCTTTTTGTTCTCGCAAGACATTGACGGTGTCGCAATGCGCAGGCATATTGACCGTCAAGTCCATCCTACCGGGTGGGTGCGGCCACTGCCTGTGCACTTCGCGAACAGCGCCTCCCCATGAGGCGGGCAACCCGGGAGACGACAAAGCCGATCTGGCGGCGTCGATTTCCGCGAAGACGGAAGTGCGCTCGCCGCTCAGTTTACCGGACCTTACCGAACGATCCGCCCAAGCGGACACCAGCATCAATGCCAAGCCCCTCGCGTATCTGAGGGCCGCCCAGCGGCGGGACGACAGCTTAGCCGTTCAATAAGCGACAGACCGCCCTACCATTTCGCCCGAACGGGCAACACTAATCTGCGACCCTTCGGGGATCATCGGTACGATGGTCAAGCGCCGGACATGGTGACCACCTCACCGCGAAGGCGGGAGCAGTCCTCGCAGACACACCTCGCCCTCAGCCGCAGCGGACACGCAGCAACAGCTATCTGAACCTGAGCCGCAGAGCGCGCTTGGGGCGAACCTACATGCTCCGCTGCCAGACGCACGGGGGCTGAGGCGTTAGCCGCGCCTCAAACCGCAGGCTGGACCCCTGCACCTTGGATGGCCGTCGCCGTCCTCAGTCCCGTCACCGATGCATCCGGCGGGACAAGCAAGAGCAGTCCAAACGACATGGAGTCAAAACCAAACGGGGCGCCGCTCGGCGTCCTGCGACCGATTCTGACGGTAGCCAGCCAGGCGGACTTCGCTGAGGCGATGAAGCAGAGGCGCCTGGCCATGGGTCTGACGCAGATGGAGCTGGATCACATCGCTGGCTTCCACGACGGCTACTCGGCCCATCTCGAAACACCTTTCACCAAGACGGGGAAGAAGAGCTTCAAACTGACGCCCATGGCGTCAATCTGGCTGGCGGCTCTTGGTCTCCGGCTGGCTCTGATCCCGGCTTGTGGCTGGTCCAGTGCGGTGAGCGCGCACCGGCAGGAAGTTACGGGAAAGCGGTCTGAGGCCTGTTGCCCAGGCAAACCGCAGCCGGCTTCGTACGCGAGGTCGGCCAGTAACCCAGAGACACTATGACCGACATGATTATGTTTCCGGAAGATCCGGAAGCTCCGCGCCCCTCGTGGCCTCCGCGCCAAATTGGCGGCCGCCTTCGTAATGAAAGGCAAGCCGACTGGCTGTTCGATGATGACCTGACCGTTCGCTACGATGCTGACAAGGACGATATCGAACCGGTAGGCGTTGCGACGCTCAACCAGCTGGCAGGTTACGAGTTTCTCCGCGTGGATCCTCAACCGCCGCGCCGCGTAACGCAGGACAGCCTGATCGCCCAAGCAGCGATCTACGAGCGAAAGGCCGACGTGTACGATTCGATGCTGTCATCGATGGAGTACGCACGACGTAACGCTATCGGGAACGATCGCGGCGAAACTGGAGCCATGCTGGCCGCTCTGTGGGCCGGCATCCAAGGCATGCTGAACCGCAAGAAGGGTTCTGACCTGCGCAAGCAGGCGGCGGAGCTGGGTCACTAAGCTTCGCAATCGGGTTCTTTCCCAAAGGCTCCGCCATTAGGCGGGGCCTTTTCTCTGAGCGGACGCTACCTTGGATCTCTCAGGACGGGCGTCCAGTGCGGTGAGGGATCCAGGCCGCACGGCCACGCTCACGGACAAGGATGCGCTGTTGCATCCCTGTCCAGCATATCAGGAAGCAACCTAGCGCCGAGAGCGCCCTGACCTGCTGGCTCCTCCCAAGCCTGGAGCCTGAGAATGACTTCTGAAGTCGACCCGATTGTTGTGGTGGGTAAGCGTAAGCGCGTCGGTGATAAGCCCTATTTCGGACCTGACGGTGGCAGTGGTGGCGTCGTTGATGATGGCGGCTGGGGGGGTGGCAGCGCCGGCATGACGCAAGGCCAAGTCGATCTTGAGAACAAGCGCCAAATGGACTGCGCCGCTAACAAGGCGGCTGAGGCGATCAAGGCGAAGCCGAACAGCAATAAGAAAGAGTGGTTCAGCCACGTCTTCAAGGATGCCAACGACAACACGGCCTATCATGCGCCGCGGGGTGGGGCGGGTGCAGAAATCCCTGTCGCGACCTTCGATGCAGCGCGGGCAGAGTTTGGCATCGCTTCGTCAAGCGTTTTGGCCATCATCCACAATCACCCCGCTGACGAGTACTGCAACGGCGATATTGGGAACGGAACGATCGACCCTGCCTGGAAAGCGCGTCAAATCGCTTTCAACCAATTTCCGTCGGATAATGATTGGGGATATGCGGCGTCGCTCAATAATCCCGACCTCACCCTCTACGTTGTCGGTTGCGACGGCCTCACCCGCAGTTTCAAGTTTGCGGAAATGAGTACGCTGCGTCCGTTGGTGAACCCGCTGACCATGCCCACGGCACCGATCCCGCCTCTGCGGGCCAAAGTGCCCCCGTCTTGCACCTAACGTAGCAGTGGAAGTGGCTGGGCTTCGCGCCCAGCCATAACCGCCTTCAAGTGAATGAGACGTTTGGAAGTAACCCGTCCCTGGTCGTTCAAAACCAAGAACGGCCGCTGGACCCTTGAGCCTAAGGTGCCCCGTTGGGTGCCAGAGATCGTAGCCTTGGCCGCTGAAAGCGACGGGGTGACGAAAATGGCTCAGCCCCCACAATGCAAATCTGGAGCAACCCATGGTCCCCATGAAAGCCCTCGTCGGCTTCTCCCTGGCTGACGGCTCGGCAGCCGCCGGCGCCACCTTCAACGCCAAGGATGCCAAGGCCGCTGATTGCCTGGAGGCGGCAGGCGTTGCGGAGCGGGTGAAGGTCGAGAGTAAGGCCAAGACCGAATCGACAAAGGCCAGTGCGACCACTTCCGCCTCCTGACCTGTTCGAGGTCAGCGTCGCCAATATCGACCGCTTCGTCGCAGCTCACGATCTGACGGAGTGGCTGAGCGAGGCTTTCATTGACGACGGCGGGGGCCTCACGAACGAGGATCACGCGCACCTTAGGCAGGCCAGCATCGGCACGCTCTGGACGACGGCCGCTAATTCACGTCAGGGCCGCGCCGTCATCGGCCAGGCTGAGGTGGGTTCGCCTCGCGCCATGGGCCGCTGGGCAAAGGCTCGCGCCGAGCAACAGGTCAGGGAGTGGTTCGGCCATATCCCCGACTTCATCCTGACCTTCAGCGCACCCTATGCAGCGCGAGCCACAGACGCTGAGTTCTGCGCCCTCGTAGAGCATGAGCTTTACCACTGTGGCCAAGAGCGCGACGAGTGGGGCGCCCCGAAGTTCCGAAAGAGCGGATTGCCCGCCTTCACCATGCGTGGCCACGACGTCGAAGAGTTTGTCGGTGTAGTTCGCAGATATGGCGCAGATGCCTCCGGGGTCAGGGACCTTGTAGAGGCCGCGTCCCATGAGCCGTTGATAGGCAGGGCATCGATCGCACAGGCTTGCGGGACGTGCTTGCTGAGGGCGGCCTGACCTAGACGGAGCCTTGACATCGACATGGCCAAGGAACGCCTAGCCCCAGAGGTTCAGACCTACATCGTTCAGGCGCTCGCCTGCTTCGACAGCCCCAAGACGGTAGCCGACGCGGTCAAGGCCGAGTTCGGCGTCGTCATCACCCGGCAGTTGGTCGAGACCTACGACCCGAACAAGAAGGCCAGCGGCGGCCTCGCGGCGAAGTGGGTCTCGCTGTTCGAAGAGACCCGCAAGGCCTTCCTGGAAGACACCAGCAGGATCGCCATCTCGCATCGCGCGGTCCGTCTCCGGGCGCTCCAGCGGATGGCGGAGAAGGCCGAGACCATGGGCAACATCGCCCTGGCGGCTCAGTTGTTCGAACAGGCCGCGAAGGAAGCGGGTGACAGCTACACCAACCGGCGCGAGCTGACGGGTAAGAACGGGGCGCCCCTGCCTGCGGCAGCGCCAGCCGTCGTGATGTACCAGCTACCCGACAATGGACGCGGCTGAAGCCACGGTCATCCGGCCGCAGCCGGGACCGCAAGAAACCTTCCTCGGCAGCTCGGCCGACATCGCCATATACGGCGGCGCGGCAGGCGGGGGGAAAACGTGGGCGCTGCTGATGGAGCCGCTCAGGCACATCGGCAACGAGAACTTCGGCGCGGTCTTCTTCCGACGCTCGACGGTCCAGGTCCGCAACGAGGGCGGCCTTTGGGACGAGAGCGAGAAGCTCTATCCGGTCATTGGAGCCACGCCGAAAGAGCACGTCCTGAGCTGGCAGTTTCCCTCGGCGGCGACGGTCAGCTTTGCTCACCTGGAGCACGACAAGACGGTCCTGAACTGGCAGGGCTCGCAGATCCCGCTGATCTGCTTCGACGAACTGACGCACTTCAGCCAGAAGCAGTTCTGGTACATGGTCAGCCGAAACCGCTCGATGTGCGGTGTTCGGCCCTACATCCGGGCGACCTGCAACCCCGACGCGGATAGTTGGGTCGCTGAGTTCATCTCGTGGTGGATCGACCAGGAAACGGGGCTTCCTATCGCAGAGCGCGCCGGGAAGGTGCGTTGGTTTGTCCGCATCAACGACGCGCTGATCTGGGCAGATGATCCGGTTGAGCTGGAAGAGAAGCATCCGGGCATTCCGCCCAAGTCGGCCACTTTCATTCCGGCCAAGCTGACGGACAATGCGGCCCTGATGGCTGCCGACCCCGGCTACATGGCCAACTTGCTGGCCCTGCCCAAGGTCGAGCGGGAGCGCCTGCTTGGCGGCAACTGGAAGATCAGGGCGGCGGCGGGTCTGCTGTTCAAGCGGTCGTGGGTGACCGTGGTGGATGCGGCTCCAACCGATCTGCGGATCGTTCGGGGCTGGGACCTGGCCGGAACGCCCAAGGTGGACGGCAACGACCCCGACTGGACGGCTGGCACGAAGATCGGTCAGTCCCGTTCAACAGGGCGCTACATCGTCCTGCACCACGTCAGGGAGCGGGACACGCCGCACAAGATCGAGGCGCTCATCTCGAACACCGCCTCGCAGGACGGGCGAGATGTCGAGATCAGCCTTCCGCAGGACCCCGGCCAGGCGGGCAAGGCCCAGGTCGCGACACTGATCAAGATGCTGTCGAGCTACACAGCCCGCGCCACGCCAGAGACCGGCGACAAAGAAACCCGCTTCGGCCCGTTCTCGGCGCAGTGCGAAGCCGGAAACGTCGACGTTCTCCGCGGCCCCTGGAACGAGGAATGGTTCATGGAACTGGAAGCCTTCCCGGATGCCGCGCACGATGACGATGCGGACAGCACGGCTCGGGCCTTCAATACGCTGTCGCTGGCGCCGCCGCCAGCCCGCAAGGTGAAGGTCAGCTTCTGATGGCGGTGAACGAGCGCGATCCTGCCTGGGCTGTCCATGCCGACGCCCGGAAGAAGGTCCACGACCTCCTGAGCGGTCGAGAGGATGCGCTGGGCTATGTCCGCGCGCTGCCGGGTCATGATGAGGCCACGGCGCAGCGGTTCCGAGAGGGGGCCTACTACCTGCCGGTCACGGCCCGCACAGCCGAGGCTTTCAGCGGCTTGGTCTTCGGCAAGACCCCGACGCGTTCGAACCTCGACGCTCTGGACGCCTATCTCGGCGACGTGACCGGCTCCGGCCAGGACATCGACCGCTTCGCCGAGCAGGGCTTCGACGGCATCCTGTCGACCGGCGCCGTCATGGTCCTGGTGGACTATCCCGACGCGCTGGCTGGGGCGACCAAAGCCGACGCCGAGGCCGAGGGTGTTAGGCCCACGCTGAAGCTCTACGACGCCACAGCGATCCTCGCTGCCCGCGTGCAGAAGGTGGGCGCGGCGCTGAAGCTCTCGCATATCCGGGTCGCCGAGCAGGTCGAAGAAAGGGACGAAGCTGACGAGTTCAAGCTGACGCAAGTCGGTCAGGCCCGTGTCCTGGATCTGGATGAGGCTGGCTTCTACCGGCAGCGCATCTTCCGTCAGATCAAGGGCCAATGGGCGCAGTTCGGTGAGACGGTCGAGCCCAAGCGCCAGAACGCCCGGCTGAACGTCATCCCGGCTTTCTTCAGCAACCCGCGTGACGGCGAGCCCAGCCCGGCCCGCCCGCCGCTGGACGACATCGCGGAGATCAGCGTCGCGCACCTGAACAACTCGGCCGCTCTGGAATGGGCACTGCTTTGGACGGCAAACCCGACGCCGATCTTCAAGGGGCTCGCCCTTGGCGATGATGAGGAGATCAAGCTGGGTTCGTCCGAGGGCATTGCAGTGTCCGCCGATGGCGACGCCAAGTTCATGGAGTTCACCGGTTCCGGCCTGTCGGAATTGCGTCTGGCGCTGGAAGCCAAGCGGAAGGACGCGGCCCTGATGGGCGCCCGGATGCTGCTGGAGACCGGTCGGGCGGCTATTGCGGCAGAGACGGCGCGGATCGAGAGGGCCGGGGAAACTTCCGTCGTCTCCGGCATCGCCAATGCGCTGTCGGACTGCCTGACGAAGGCGCTGACCTTCATGGCCGATTGGGCTGGCGTGTCGAGCGAAGGCATCCAGTACTGGCTCAACACGGATTTGAACCCTGCCGGCCTCTCTGCACAGGAGCTGACGGCGTTGCTGGCCGCCTGGCAGTCGGGTGCGATCACGCTGGAAGACCTGTTCGAGAACCTGCAGCGTGCTGAGATCGTGGACCCGGCGAAGAGCTTTGAGGATCACCGGGAGGCGCTGGACGAAGAAGGCGAAGGCCTCGGGACCGTGAAGGACGACGCGGCATGACGAAGGCTCGGGCGCGCGACGCCGCTGTCATCTGGTGTGATCGGGGCTGGCAGCCGGTCTATTTCGGCTTCTGCCCTTCTCGGAAGGCCTGGAGCCGCGAAATGCGGAAGATGGGCTGCAGGGAGCCGTATCCAGCCAACGACGGCTGCGCCACGACCTTCACGCAGAAGGACGGCAAGGTCTGCATCATCGTGACGCTGGGCAAGGCGCAGAACGCCGAGGGCCGCACCCGCGTCGAGATCGCAGGCCTGCTTTGCCACGAGGCTGCGCACATCTGGCAAGAGGTGCGCAAGGTCATGGGCGAGAAGGAGCCTTCCATCGAGTTCGAGGCCTATGCGATGCAGGCCATCTTCCAAGGGCTCTATCAGGCGTGGCTGGACACCGTTGCGCCCGACGAAATGCTGGCTCGGGGCGCTAAGCGGGAAGCCGCCTGATGGCCTCGCCCGCCGAGCGCCTGATCGACGAGGCGGTCAAGCACCGCATAGCCCTCTCACGGTATTCGACGGCCACCGTCCGCAGGGTCATCGCCCTGCTGAACCGCACCGATCAGCGACTGGTCGAGCGCATCCTTCGGGCCGACAACGAGGGCCGAGACCCCATTCAACTGGAGCGCCTGCTGGAAGAGGTTCGGGCGCTTCAGTCCGATGGCTGGACCGTCCTGCGTGGTCGGCTCAACGAGGACGTGGCGGCCCTGGCGGACGTCGAGCGGCTGTTCACTGAGCGCATGGTGCACTTCGGCCAGCGATCGGTTGGCCTAGCCACGGTCACGAACGCACCGACAGCGGCCCAAGTGGTGGCGGCTGTGAATGCCAGACCCTTTCAAGGCCGGTTCCTGCGCGGCTGGATGGACGAAGCAGAGTCGGGGGCCGCCAAGCGGGTCAGGGAGACGCTGAGGCAGGGGTTTGTCGAAGGTCGGTCGGTCACCGCACTGGTCCGCGAGATCCGAGGGACGCGTGCGCTCCAGTACAAGGACGGGGTGCTCGAGATCAGCCGGCGCGGCGCTGAGGCGATGGTTCGCACGGCCTTGACGCATACGGCCGCCGTCGCATCGAAAGAGACCTACTCGGCCCTCGGCGTCGATCAGGCCCGCTTCATCGCCACGCTGGACGCGCGGACGACCATCACCTGCGGCGCGCTGCACAACTCGGTGCATCCGCTGGAGAGCTTTCCTTGGCCGCCCCGGCACGTGAACTGCCGATCGACAACGGCACCTGTCATCAAAGGACTGCCGCCCATCGAGGCGCCCTCCTATTCGGATTGGCTGATGCGCCAGCCGGTAGAGGTTCAGAACGAGGTCTTGGGCGTCCGAAAGGCCCAGCTATTCCGGTCGGGCAAGCTGACGCTTGATCGGTTCGTCGACAGCAAGGGTCGCATCCTCACGCTGGAGGAACTGAAGATGCGTGACGCGGCGGCGTTCGAGGGCCTATAGTTTTGGGGTGAGCACGCCTTTCAAGGTCATCGACGGGACGCCGGAGCCGGAAGGCCCGCTGAAGCGCATGAAGGCGTCGGTTCCTGACACGCCAATTGTCCGCTGCCCTCGCTGTACAGGCCTTGCGATGATCGAGGTCAAGCTCGGCTTGGTCTGGAAGAACGGAAAACCGGCGGGCGGCAAGAAGCAGATCGTCTGCGGAACCTGTCTGGCGCGCGGTGATCATGTCGTCGTCGCCTGAATAACTAGGCTAGTCCGTCGGATTGGACCTGGGCTGGCCGCCAGCCTGTAGGAATTCCCGGATCAGGCCTCGGGCGGCGGCATCAATGGCTTCTGCATCATCGTCGGTACCGGTGAGGTCGTGCACCTCTTGGTGCTCAACGAAAGCTTCGTAGCCTGTCACAACCGCGCTGTTGTCGTCGAAGATCCGGACGATCCACCGGGCAGTGCTCTGGTCGTATTCGGTGCGTGCCCAATAGCGATCTGGGCCGCAATTGAACTCGATGGCGTCTAGGTCCGTCACAGGTCTGGTCTCCCGATTTCCCCTTTCCGCAACACCCCGTTGCCGAAATCGCTCCGTGCAGAGCCGGAGCATCCACCAGGGCGTGAGCTGAGCAGCGCCCCCTCTGTCCGCTGAGCGGGAGGAACTACCCACCATGAACACCACCAAGAACCGCCTTATGGGCGGCGGCTCCGTGCTGCCTGCCATCGGCCGTATGACGCCGCGCGAACGCGCCATGGGCCGCTATCTGCGCGGGCCTGACGATCACCCGCCTGCTGACCCCGGCGCGGGCGACGACGATGAACCCAGGCCCATCGACCCGGCGGCCCATGCCGCTCTCGCCTCGGCCCATGAGCGCCTGAAAAAAGACGCCAAGGCCGACCGCGACGCGCTGAGGGAGATGAAGGAGCGCCTGGACGCCATCGAGGCCGAAAAGGAACAAGCCGAGGCTGACAAGGCGAAGGCCAGCGGCGACGTCGAAGCCGTCCGCACCCAACTCGAGACCAAGCACGGCCGCGAGCTGAAAGCCGCCACCGACCGCGCCGAGAAGGCCGAACGTCAGGTCGAGAAGCTGGTCATCGACAACGGCCTGTCCGCGGCTTTGGACGAGGCTCGCGTGAAGCCTGAACTGAAGCGCGCCGCCGCCGCCCTGCTGCGCGAAGGCGTCGAACTGAAGGACGATGACGGCGAGCCCGTTGCCTACAAGGGCGGTCTTCCGTTGGCCGAAGCCATCAAGCTCTGGGCCGAAGGCGACGAGGGCAAGCCGTTCGTTCTGGCCGGCAACAGCGGCGGCGGCGCCCCCGGCGGCGGCAAAGGCACCCACCCCGGCCCCAACCCCTGGAAGCAAGGCCCGTCCTTCTCCCTCACCGAACAGGATCGCATCGCCCGGGACAAACCGGACCTGGCGAAGCGCCTGATGGCCGAAGCCGAGGCGGCTTAACCCTCGGCGCTCCCTGAAGCGCGCGCCTCTGACGGCCGCGTCTGATCCCACCGAAAGGAAACGACATGGCCGTCACTCGGCTTTCCGATCTCGTCTTCGGCGAGAACTTCAACACCTACACCGTCGAGCGATCGACGCGCCGCAACGCCTTCGTGGCCGCCGGCGTCATGGTCGTCGACCCGGCCATCGCCGCCTTCATGACGGGCCAGGGCTTCCTGGTGAACATGCCGCACTTCAAGCGTCTGGCGAACGATGAGCCGAACGCGTCTTCGGACAACCCGGCCGACGTCGCCGTGCCGAAGAAGATCGGCACCGGCAACGAGATCGCCCGCAAGCTGATGCGCAACCAGGGCTGGTCTTCGGCTGACCTGACTGCGGCCTTCATCGCCCGCGACCCGCTGGACGCCATTTCGAGCCAGATCGCGGACTATTGGGCGGGCGTGAACCAGACGACCTTGCTCAAGATCTGCCAGGGCATCTTGGCTGACAACATCGCCAATGACGGCGGGGACATGGTCAAGAACGTCGCCACCGACGCCACCGGCGATCCCGTCGACGGGGAGCTGTTCGGCTCGGACGTGCTGATCGACGCCGCCCAGACCATGGGTGACGCCAAGGGCTCGCTTCGCGCTATCGCGGTTCACTCCGTCATCCACGCCCGGATGCAGAAGATCGGCGCCCTGGTCGAGAACTACGACCCGGAAACCGGCCGCCTGCTGTACGAGTCCTTCCAGGGCAAGCGCGTCATCATCGACGACGACATGCCCGTGGTTCAAGGCACGAACCGGAAAACCTACACGTCGATTCTGTTCGGGGATGCGTCTTTTCGCTCGGGTCTTGGTACGCCGAAGACCCCGAACGCCGTCTCGCGCGAAGAGGCCGAGGGCAACGGTGAAGGCGTCGAGACGCTGTGGAACCGCCGCCACGAGGTCATCCACCCGACCGGCTTCGCTGTGGCCGGCACGCAGATCAGCAGCAACGCCACTCCGAGCTATTCAGCTCTGGCCACGGCGTCGAACTGGAACCGCGTGTTCGACCGCAAGAACATTCCGCTGGCGTTCATCCAGACCAACGGCTGATCGACTTCACAACCTGAACCTGACGGCCGCCTCGTGCGGCCTTTTTCATGGAAGGAGACGGCCGATGGCCGACACCGACAAGAACGTCCCGATCAGCGCCCCGCTGGACGGGCAGATCGCGCTCACTGCGCACAACAACGGCAACGGCACCTGGGCCGTGAAGCGCGGCCCCGATGGTCCGATCCTCAAGGACGGTCTGGCCCGCGAAGAAGCCCTCGCTATCGTCGGCGCACCAACCGGCCCGCATGAGCCGGACACCGTCGAAGAAGAGACCGCCGCGCAGAAGCGTTCGGCTCTGGAGAAAAAGGAGGCCAAGCGCGAGGCCACCGAAATCTTCCAGTCCGACGCCGAAGCCGGGGAGCCTTCGAAGGTGGCCAACAGCGACCTGCAGAAGGCCAATGACGAGAACGCGGACCTGCGTCGCTCCATCGCCTCCAAGGACGAGGAAATCCGGCAGCTGCAGGATCAGGTCGCAAAGTTCGATCCCGATGGTGACGGCAAGGTCGGTGGCGGCGCCACCAAGGCTGTTTCCAAGACGGCCGGCGAAGGCCCGTCGAAGCCCAAGAACGGCGACGCCTGATGCTGATCGTCGAGAATGGAGTGGTAAGCTGGCCTTCGGGTCCGCTCGCTACAGTCGAACAGGCTGACGCTTACGCTCAGGCTCGGGGCTGGTCCGATTGGGCTGCCCTGACGCCTGAGCGGAAGAGCAGCGCCATTCTCGACGCATCGGCCTACGTGCGGGCCTCCTACCGGCCCCCGGCGAAGGTGAGTGCCGCGGTTGAGGAGCAGGTCAGCGAAGCCGTCATCGAGGCCGCCCGGCTGTCTCTGACCTCGCCCCTGATCGGCGGCGACAAGGCGGCTCAGGCGGCGCGGAAGTCGGTGAAGGCCGGATCCGTCGCCGTCGAATATGAAACGTCATCTGCGGAAAGCCGCAGTACGGCGCGGCTGGCTCTGGTGGCGGGCCTGCTTCGCTACGCGGGCGCCTATCCGATCGGCTCCGGCGTCAACGTCCGGCTTGCCAAGTCATGAGCATCCTCGACGATCTGCCCGACGCTATCGCCGAGGCGCTGGACGACGTGTTTCGCGACGGCGTGCTGAAGGTGCCGGGCGAGCCGACCTCGGACGGGCAGGGCGGCTGGATACCCGGAGCCCCGACATCACATCCCTGCAAGGCGCTGGTCGATGACTACAGCGACATGCGGCGGGCAACGGCGGGCATACCTGCCCACGACCGAAAGATCATCATCCTGGCGGCCAGTCTGAGCATTGCTCCGGCTGTCGGGCATACCATCAACGCTGAGGGCAAGGACTGGCAGATCGTCGCCCTGACCCGTGATCCGGCTAAAGCGACCTGGGAGGCACAGGGGCGCTGATGGCCACCGTCACGATCAACCTCGCCGCCCTGGAGCGCATCGTTGAAGAGAAGGCCGTTGCGGGCATCCAGCGCGCCGCTCTGGCGGGGGAAGCGATCACCAAGGCCAACCTATCGCGCCCCGGCTCCGGCCGCATCTACGGGAAGCACCAAGCCTCGGCCCCCGGCGAGCCGCCCGCCGTCGACACCGGACGCCTGCGCAACGCCACCCAAGCCGACACGCAGGTCCGCAGGGATGGCGACGACATCGTCGGCCGAGTGGTGGCGAACACAGAATATGCGCACGCCTTGGAGGTCGGGACCGAGCGGATCGCCCCGCGCCCCTTCCTCGGCCTGCTGGCCACCGACCATACCGACGACCTGCGGGACGCCTTTGTCGCGGGAGCAAGCGATTGAACTCCACCGCCACGATCTTCGCCCGCCTGGCCTCCGTCGCTCCGTCTCTGGCCACCTGGAACAACGCACCGGCCATCTTCAACGAGACGGCGCCGGACGACTTCCTCGACCAGGAGCCGAAGCCGTCAAAGCCGTTCCTCATCATCGCCGTGCCGACCTCTGACGTGGCGATGGAGACCTTCACCGAGACCGGCCGACTGATCGTGCAGGACGTGCGCGGGTATCAGCGCCGGACCGGCTCAGCGGCTGGGCTCGACGCTTTGATGCGCCAGGTCCGCGACCTCTTCCACAACCGCCCCGGCGACCTCGTCGTCACAAGCGGCAAATGCGACGTGGCCCGCGTCACCGGCCCAGTCCAGGCCCCGACCTCGGACGAGGCCTACACCGGCCGCCGCGTCACGATCCGATTGGACCTCGTCCGAGACTGACAATGGAGGACGCTATGCAGACCCACGAGTACGTCGTGCTGGACGACCAGATCCGTGTGGCCGTTATCCACGAGCGGTCTGCCGATGGCTCGCCCAAGGTGGCGACCCTGTACCGCAATCTGGATGATCTGGCCGCTGGGGTTATCCTGCAGTTGCGGGCCGAGTTCGCTTAGGTATCGCCCGCCATGTCGTCGAGGTTGTTGCCCTTCTTGTCGTCCGGATTGGAGCGCAGATAGGCTTCGCGTCCCTTTGGCTGCACGGCATGAGCGTTATCGACCTTGCCAGCCTTCGCCATCTCAATGGCCTTCTTCTGGCTGGTGAAGTTCACATTCCCTTCGAAGCGAACCGCCTCGATGTTCCCCTTCGCGTCGGCACGAGCGTCGACGATCTTCTTTCCACCGTTTGACATCTGAACCCTCCCGATCCGGCGCGATCTTCGCAGAACGCTGGCTTTGGAGTCCATCCCCAACGCGCCCAGGGCAGGCTGTGCGCGGCCTTTTCCATGCCTGCATCATAGGAGAGCGCCATGGCTGTTTTGGCCCAAGGCTTCATGCACCTGCTGCTGGGCTCCGGCAGCGGAACCCTGACCTACGAGAACATCTCGGGCGTCTTTAGCCTCGACGGCGGCGGCTTCTCGCCGAATAAGATCGACGCCACCGACTTCGATACGGTCGCGGGCACTCGAGAATACATCTCCGGCCCGCGCGAGCCGTCGCCCTACACCTTCTCGATGCACTACGAACAGGGCGACACTGAGCAGGAAGCGATGTTCGCGGCCATGGCGACCAACACGCCGCTGCCGTTCCGCATTACCTTCGGCTCTGGCGCCCAAGCCAAGCAGATCAGCTTCAACGCCGTGCCGAACCTGACCCTGTCGGCCCCCGTTGACGGCAAGGTGACGTACTCCGGCACGCTGGAGCCCATGGCCGCCCCGGTTCGCGATAATCAGGGCGCCTGATGCAGCCGACCGATGAACGCCTCGGAATCGTCCGCCTGCCCTTGCCAGATGGGCGGGCGGTTCCGCTGCAACTGACCTACGCCGCCCTCGACGCCAAAGGCCATGACTGGCTGCTGGAACAGTTCAAGGCCATGCAGAAAGGCAAGCCGGGGGCGTCTCTGGCTATGGCCGAGGCTCTCGAGATCATGAGCGCCGGCCAGGTCCAAGCCGCAGACGTGATGGCCGCGCCCATGGCCGAATACCCCATGGCCGAGTGCCTTAAGGCCTGTTGGAAGGCTTGGGAGTTGGCGCAGTACGGCCCGAGCGGGAGGCCTGCCTCGGACGGCGCCGAAAACCCTCAGCCGAGCCCCCCCAAGACGTGGTGGGGGCGCATCTTCGGGCAGCGTTAAGGTCGGGGCTGAAGGAGGCCGAGTTCTGGGGCCTGACTCCCTTCCGGCTTTCCCAGCGCCTAGACGCTGCAATGGAGGCGTTCCTATTCACCGGCTGGTGGGGAGAGCGGTTCGCTCGCGAAGAGCGGCTACAGTCGCCACAGCACTACGTCGATACCATGCTCAAGCCCGCCGATCCCGCGCTGGCCGAAGCAGAAGCGCTCGCCAAGTTCCATCGCATGGCTGAGGACTGGGGCTTGCAGGTCGAGGGCGGCGAAGAATAGCCTCCCCGTTCAGCGGAGGGCTTGGTCATGAAACGGTTGGTGGTGCTGGCGGCGGTGGGAATCGTCGCGGGGTGCGGGCAGGCGGAGGCGCCATCGGTTCCTGTTAAGTCCCCAGCCGAGTCTCGCGCCGATGCCGTTATGGCGTGTGGCTTAGCGATGCTGGAGGCGGAGAAGCAGGGCTTGGTGTCCAAGAGCTCTCAGCTACAGGTGCCTTGGCGTGTCTACGAGATGCCGTCCGAGAAGAGCGGTGTGCGTCGTGTGTCCTGCGCTGCGGGCGACGCGAAAGGCGAATTAGGTGTCGTGGTCGATATCGTTTGCACGGACGTGAATGATTCCGCCTGTCACCCATTGATCAAGATTGCTCGGCCTTAAGGCCCTTCTCAACCAGTCGCCGAACAGCTTCAGGGCGTGTTGGTCTGTCATCTTCGCGATCGCGGAAGGCATCCACAGAAGCTAGCTGCTCGTCTGAAAGGCGAACTAGAACGGGGTGTCCGCGCCCTGTTGCCGGGCGCCCGCGTGATTTTTTGATATCCGCTGTTGACTTCATGATATCCGGATATCATAAAAGTCGGACCGAAGGGAAGCGCCAACTTCCACTCCGGCCCTAACCCCAACCGTCTTCTGAGGAGACAGGTCATGGCTGAACAAGCCTTTACCACGCCTGCGCGGCGTAACCCAACGTGGGTGCCTGCAACTGAGCCCCTGGGTTTGCTCGCCCCGTTCTTTGGCGGACGCGGCGCCGCCCCGATCATCAACCAGCCCGCACCGAAGCGCCCGTCTCCTGCGATGGAGATGGCGTGA